ATGGATAACGATTTAAAAAATAAGATTGATGTACTCGGTCTTCAAGCTGTGGATGAAGCAGCTTATAACAAAGATCTAAAACCTCACGAGGAAACATACAAGCGAGCGAAGATAGATATTAATCGTTTTGAAAATTACAAACTGTATGATGGGGTACACATGCTCTATTCTATTGAATATATCGAACGAACTCCAATAAAAGAGTTATTAAATCTCATAAGGCTAATGCTCACTATAAAAAGATTAATCGCTTGCAGAAATTTAACATACTAGAAAAAACTAGTGTTATTACAAATGAAAAAATCCCTCTTTCAAGATTATCAGATTACAGAATCGGATGTGATGAAACGAATAGTCATAAGAAAACTGTAGAAGAAATTTTGGAAGATTTAAAGAATGGGGAAACAAGAAAAGCTGTATTTACAGGAAATCAAGGGACGGGAAAAAGATTCCTAGCATACAGTATGCTTCATGAATTAAATCAATATTTCTGGGATATCAGTCAGGAAGAAGAAAACTATCATCTTATGAAAAGTTGTTTATATGTTGAATTAGAAACAATAACAAGGTTGATTATGGATTCTTTCGATGATAAGAGCGGCAAATATACTCTTCAATATTTTGTTCAATTAATTGGACAAGCTGATTTTGTTGTATTAGATGATCTTGGTGCAGAAAGCGGGTTAACTGATTCGAATAGACAGGCATCGGATTTCATTCAACGTCTTTTATATGCAGTATCAAATACTAGACAAGGAATGAGTACATTTACCACTACAAACTTTACTGGAAAACAACTTTTTAATAAATATGATGCTAAAACAGTTAATCGTTTATTAGGTGATTCAGAGGTTTTGAAATTCACAACAGCTGATCAAAGGCTTGCAAATTTAGGTTTCTAATAAGGAGGAATAAACATGTGTGCAATATGTAATGGTACAGGAATTATTCGTAAAGAAACTTATCCAGGTGTAATTGAAACAAACGGTTGTAAGTGTGAAGTAGCAAAGCAACAACAAGAGGAAAACCAAAAGCGCTGGGAAGCATGGTTAATAAAATTCGAGCTAATGAAACAAGAGTTACAACGTAATCAACATCAAAAAGTTAGCTAACAAGAAAAAAGGAGGATTTCAGTCGTATGAAGCTTGCGAAAATTGAAATTGATGTTACGGATAATAAAATTTATGTAGTTAAAAATGGAGAGGTTACTCCGCTGAATCCTCCAGCAACAGGATTCGGAGAACAAGTAATTACTTGGCAAGGCGGAAAAGTTGATCGTGTATCAACTACAATCACAGAAAAAATCAAATAACTGGGGATGCGATTATGAAGCAATTAACAATTGATGATGTTATAGGCAGTTTTAACTATAGCGCGATAAGTACCAGTGAAAAGTTTTTGAATCCAAGCTATGAAGTGCATTTCTATGATAAAGAGGAACGGCAAAAGATGGATTGCTTTGATGCTAGGAGTGAAGCTGAAGCTTGGAATGCAACGTTAGAAGAGCATGGTAAAGGTATTCAGAAGATTAGGGTAATTCATTCGGATCGTAACAGAGCTGAATTTTTGGCACTAGATTAGGAGGGGGAACAAATGACCTTAAATCGGTGGTTAACTAATGAAGAATATGAAGTAGCTAAATCTAATGGTATTAGTAGAAGAGCTCTTTACATGAGAGTTTACACATATGGATGGGAATTACAAGAAGCGTTAACAATACCGCCAAGAGCATACTGGCATTTTGGCGAAGGGAAATTCAACAAGTTATTAATAGTAGCGAAAGAAAACGGAATTATTCCTAGTACGTTTTATGGGAGAGTCAATAGCGGATGGAATCCACAAGAAGCAGCGACTATTCCTGTTCGTAAACAAAATGATAGAAAAGATTGGGCTAAGATAGCTCAAGAAAATGGAATTAGTGCTAGTACTTTTAGATCAAGAGTAGCAACTTACGGATGGGATCCAATGAAAGCAGCTACAACACCAGCTAGGAATAAAAAAGCAAAGAAAAATATTAGTTAAAGGGAGTAGATGGAAATGAAAGTAATGGAAAATGGTGTATATGCAACAACTAAATTAGTTAGTGAATCAAAGGGAGGACAAGCTGTAATGAATATCAATCAAATCTGTGAATTAGATCAATATCAGGAAGCAACATTACGTACATGGAATGCAAATAATGATTTCGGTGGACGTGTTTTAAATGCAGCATTAGGGCTTACGGGAGAAGCTGGTGAGGTTGCTGATATCGTAAAAAAAGCTATATTTCATGGTCATGGATTTGATCCGGCTCATTGTCCAGAAGAAGAGAACGGGAATACTCATAAATTAGCTTTAGAGTTGGGAGACATCTTGTATTACATTGCAATCATGTCTCACGAAATGGGATATACCTTAGAAGATATTGCACAAATGAACATTTCTAAACTGGAAAAAAGATATCCAAATGGTTTTAGCAGGGAAGCTAGTCAAAAACGTATTGATGTGAAGTAAGATCAAATTTGAATTTTGTAGAAAAAAAGCACTATTAGAATAGTGCCCAACTTCAATTCACAGGAGTATTATGAGGAAACTTACGTAAGTAGCTTAAGTTTCTCTGTAATAATTATGAATCTGTGATTCGAAAAATGATTATCTTTTAAAGGGAATTTAAGGGGTATTGGTATATGTTGAAATCTTTGTTGAAAATGTCTTTAACTAATATGATAGTTTCGGCATTGTAAAAACTATCATATTAATGGGAATTAATTAAAGAATACTGTATGTCAGATTGTTGCTAATGTTATCCATCCAATTGTAAGGATAATATATTTTAAGATTTTCATTATGGTAATAATGCGCCACTAAAAAAATTACTACTACCTACAGTTAAAGTTCCGCTTTCTGCTGCAGAAAATTGTATATCTATTGTTTGGCCAGCTAATAAATCAATAATAGTTGTAATTTCAAGTTGAGGTGTACCACCAGTAGTAATTGTTCCTGTTTGGCTAGCAACTGATACTAAATTTTTTCTTATAGTTATTCTTAGAGTAGAAGTCGTACCTAAGGTTGGATTAAATCCTATACTGGCACTGAATAAATAGACCCCATTTATAGGAGCTGTAAATGTATTCGTTACTGAAGAATACCCTCCACCATTATTAAATATTATACTACCATACGATACTTGAATATCTGCAGGAGGAGTAAAAGGCTGTGCAACATTTTTTTCTGCACGAAAATTAATGTTAAATGTGGATCCGGTAGGTCCAGTGATGCCGGTAGGCCCAGTGTCGCCGGTAGGTCCAGTAATACCGGTAGGTCCAGTGTCGCCAGTAGGTCCAGTGATGCCGGTAGGTCCAGTAATACCGGTAGGTCCAATGTCGCCAGTAGGTCCAGTGATACCGGTAGGTCCAGTGTCGCCAATAGGTCCAGTGATACCGGTAGGTCCAGTGTCGCCAGTAGGTCCAGTGATACCGGTAGGTCCAGTGTCGCCAGTAGGCCCAGTGTCACCAGTAGGTCCGGTAATGCCAGTAGGCCCCGTATTACCAGTAGGTCCCGTGACACCAGTCGGCAGAGTAAATGATGGGATTGGTGGGAATGTAGGTCCGACTAGGTCTGGAGAAATCAATATTTCAGATTTTATTTTAGGCGAATTAAATCTGTCTCTCCTAGATATACGTGATCGATTGAATTTATCTTTTCTAGTCATATGTATATCATCCCTTCTTAGAATATCTGATAATACCCAATAGATGCATGATATGAATTGGGTGTGATTATATTCTGAGATAATAAGAACAAATTTTTCTAATCTAATTTTAAAACTCAGAACTAAACAAAAGCGTTATTTTACAGGAAAAGAACAGCTAGCAAAAGCTAACTGCTCAATAGTTTCATATTTTACGCAGGGATGAAATAGTGAATCTAATGTAGTATAGCTTATATAAAGGTGAATATCATTTGTATGTTGATCATAAAGGGATACGTTCAATATATGGGCGCATATGGTGATTTTCTAATATGAAAAGAGAGCCAGGGGGCCCTTCTTTAATAGTTATTGGATTCGCTAGAAAAACGAAAAGCTTCAGATATATTAATGCATTAAAAATTTTGTGAACATGAAGTGCAAGGTCCACCAGTAGGTTGGAATACAACATTATCAACAAAAGCTGTTGCGCCTTCTCCACCCGTAGCTAAGTTTTGGAAACTAATACATGCTGTAGTTACATCAGCAGGCATACACACAACAAGGGTATAATGTTGGAAGCCAGCTTGTTGTTGATTTGCAACAGGTACAATGTGCGGAATGTTTAATGGTCCAAGTGTTGTAGGGTTAGGAGGACATCCTTGACCAAGTTCTGGAAACGATACAGAAGCAACAAGGAGTGCTCCATCTCTTATATCCCCAGCAAAAGAAAGGGTAAAGCAACAACCTTCGCCCACATCAACAGATTGGGTCATAATTCCTCCAGGTCCAATAGAAACAGCTAAAGCACTCAAGGATCCATTTGGAAGAAAACGACCGCTGTGCGCATTTGGAAATCCTACTTCTGAAACATTTCCCGTTACAATCCATCCTGGAACTGGAGTACCTGGTGTTGCAGGTTCATCAAATCCAGGGTTATCAAGAACATTCGTACATGGGCAACATGCCGTAGCAGCTGGTCCCGTAGGTCCTGTAACTCCTGTAGCCCCGGTTGGTCCAGTCGGCCCGGTAGGTCCAGTCGGCCCGGTTGGTCCAACTTGAGGTGGGGGTACAGGGGGGAGAAAACACTCACATGGAATATGAAATTTCTTTTTAAATTCACTCATTTTTACACCATCCTTATCATTCACCCACTTACACACTACAACTTATGAATTGGTTAACAAACAAGTATAAGAAAAAGGCCCTTGAAAATTAAAATAAATAAAAAAATAAGCCCTTATGTCACAAATATAAACCCATTCCATAATATATAAGGAACATGGGTTCACTTCAAAAAGCTATTAATATATATATAAGGGAGTCCGCTTCCTAAATCAATATCGTTGAACCTGTTGCTCCTGTTGGTAAAGTGAATGACGAAGAATAGATATGAGAGTTGAATCGATTAAACTTGATTCAACAGCAACTCCATGTAAAACAATATTTTCTTCATTCATACCTTTACCTTCTATGATTGCTCGCCATAGGAGGTAAAGGTTGCAAAAAGCAAATCACGAAGTCGGAATGTAATTATATGGAAGTTTAAAGATTGTTAAGGGGAATTAAAGAATGTATCGAAGTGAATGGAAAATGCAAGAAGAATTATACGATCATAGTAGTTAGATAATATACGATGGTGAATGGGTTGAAGTGGACAAGCAGTTTTATTTTATAAATTAAATAAAAATTTCATTTTATTTAGTTGGAACATAAAAAGAGCACTTAGTAAAGTGCCCTCTTGACGAGACCCATTTTATAACGACTATTTTATAAAGAACGGAACTTTAAGTTTTATTCAAGGGATAGATATTCATAATTTTTAAGTAAACGATAATATCTATGTAATGCACTGAATATTTAAAGTTTATAAGAGCGAAAGGAGGTATAGGTGGTATGGATAAAAAGGATACCAGGGTGGTTAGGGTATTTATAGCAAGTCCATTTTTTAATGATGAACAACTTAACAGGGTAAAGAGGCTAGAAAGAGCCCTTAGTAGCAATCCTTTTGTTGCAGATATTTTTTCAGCTAGGTTTTATCAACATGAACATTTAACTTTTGGATTTACGGAGTGGAGAACTGTAGTTTTTCATAATGATTTAAAATATTTAAGAAGAGCGGATGTAGTAGTGGCAATTCATGATTTTGTGAATGGATGTGTAGATAGTGGCACGGCTTTTGAACTTGGTTACGCATATGCATTCCAAAAGCCTATTATTTTGATAAAAGAAAAAGAAAGTATACCTAATCTTATGTTAATTGAAAGCTTACATGCCTATCTGGCAAATGTAGAAGATATTGTGACGTATGACTTCATTAATATGCCACGTATTCCATATAAAGGGCCGCTGGAGTGAGTTTTTCCAGTCTCTTAGATGTATTAAGAGACTGGAAAGACTCAACAAAATAATCCTTTTGTTTAAAGAAAAACAAGCTACCACGTTACATTGATTGGACATCTTTTCTAAGTTATTCTTAAGAGGATGGGAATAGAAAGATTATCTTCGAGAGGAAAGGGATTAATTTATGTTAGGAAATTGGTTGGATAAATTAAAAGAACCTAAATGTATACATAGATATAAACTTATTAAAAGTCAAGACAGTGAAGATTTTAAAACCGGTAAGATGGGGATAGTTAGTTATTATAAATGTGAAAAGTGTGGGAAAGAGAAGGAAATCAGCAAATATACTAATGATGTTAATAGTGACTATTGGGATATTTAAGATAAAAATCGAATAAAGTCCGGCTAGAAAACTAGAGGACACCAATTCATTAAAGCAGCAATTAAAGCTGTTTTAGGAATAGGTGTCCTTTTTATTTTGAAAAGGGAGATGGGGAAATGAAGGTATTTAAGGATCAGCTACGTGAGTGGAAAAAGCAATCAAAACCAGCAAAGAAGAAAGGCAAGAAAAAGCGAAAAGAGAAATTTAGTACTCATGAAATTGAGGATTTGATGGGGATGCATAGACCTTGTTATGAACGGAGACGTGGAGCTTTAAGACAAAAATAATTAAAAAATAAAAAGGAGTGGTCTTACATGACTAAACAATTATCTTTCTTACCAAAAATTGATAGAGCAGCAACGCAAGAGAAATTAGAAGGTGTTCTTGAAAGTGTGCGTATATATAGACAGCTCGGAATGATTCGTAAAGAAATGAAAGTCATTCCTTCTTATGAAATGAGAGAACACGGTCCAACTTATACAGTAGGGAAGCCTTTAGAGGATGTAGCAATCGCTAATTTACAACAAAGTGAGCATGAAGAGTGGTTGGAGTTAATGTCATTCCGTATTAATCAGTTTTTAAGTCGCTTAGGTAATAGTTATGCAGGAAAGATTCAGAGAGACATTATAAATAAGCGTTATTTAGACGAAGAAGCCGTATGTGATTATATGGTTTATAACGAAATTGGAATGGCTGAACGTACATATCGCCGTTGGAAGTCCAGGGCATTTTATAATTTAGCTTTTGCTCTTAGATTAGAAGTTTATGAAACTGAAGGAACTGGAGGGAATGAATAATGAACTTCGTTCAACCAATACGTGATCCAGAAGAAATACAGCAACTAAAAGAGTATTTTAAGGAAAAGAGCTTACGTAATTACATCCTCTTCATTATAGGTATTAATACTGGCCTGAGAATCTCTGATATTTTGAAACTGAGGGTAGGAGATGTCAAAGGTAGTCATATATCTATGAGAGAAAAGAAAACAGGGAAACAGAAACGAATACAAATTACTGCAGCACTGAAAAGAGAACTTAAATGGTTTATTGAGGTAAGGAAAGATAATGAGTACCTATTGCAAAGTAGACAAGGTAGGAATCGTCCAATTGGTCGTAGTATGGCATATAAGATATTAAGCGGAGCAGCGGCGGAGTTTGGATTAGATGAAATAGGAACACATACGTTGAGAAAAACCTACGGGTATCACATGTACATGCAAACGAAAAACATAGCATTGCTCATGGAGATATTTAATCACTCGTCAGAGAAGGTCACGTTACGTTATATAGGTGTAAATCAAGATGCAATGGATAAGGCAATGACTAGGTTTAAAATTTAATCATTGGTTTTTCTTTTGCGCTAGTTTAAAACCTTAGTCTAATTGCGATTGGATTACCATATCAAAAAAATGAATGTTACGTTAAGACACATTTTAGACAGAAAATCATTAGTTCTCTGAAGGACTACCATTATCAATCTTGTTTTATTGGATAATCTTGAGAAAATATTTATCTGGATAAAAAATTAACATTTTTTCAATTTCCTGTAATTATAATTAAAGGTATTCTGTTAGTGTTATACAAATGTATCTTTCAATCTATTCCATGTATGAATCTAGTCTGGCTATCAACAGAATATTCCACACACAATTGAAAAAGGGGGAAAGTTTATGCAAAGAATTTTAAAATTCCTGATCATGTCCGTTTTTTCTTTGATTTGTGTTTTGTATGTTCAAACGAACGCTTTTGCCGCACCAGCATACGAGGGAGTTGTCAAAATGAAGCAGCCGTCAGGCGAAACTTTTGAAGGCTCGTTACATGGAGATGAATGGTTCCACTGGGTAAGTACAAAGGATGGCGACATACTTTTACAAGATCAGAAGGGATATTGGAATTACGCTGAGCTTACATCAGATGAACTGAAATCAACGGGTACAAAATATAAAATCGATAAGAAGCCTTCAATGGCGGTAAATGAGGACAATTTGAATAAGTGGATAAAAAAATACAACCCTCAAGCAAAGAAAAAACAGGAGCACATGAATAAGTTACAAAAAGAATCACCAAAAAATATTGATGGAACTGTCACTCCAGTTGTAGGAACCAAAAAATTACTTGTTTTGTTAATTGGGTTTACAGATGTTGATATTGCATATAACGATAACGACTGGAGTAACAAATTCTTTTCTACAAATCAAAAGTCAGTTAAGAATTACTATAATGAAGTAAGTAACGGAAAAGTACAGATAACTCCAACTCCTGAAACATATGGTACTCAAAATGATGGAGTAGTTAAAGTGAAATTAGATTACGCTCATCCGAGTACATCGGGAAAAAGTATGGGTACGGTTATAACAGATGCACTGGCTAAAGCTGATTCTCAAGTGAATTTTGCTAGTCTTGATACTAATAATGATCAAGTCATTGACTCTAAAGATGGCTTCTACATTGTAAGTTTTCTTGCTGGTAATGAACAGGCTGCTCCTGGTGCCCCACTTCCTTATATTTGGGCACATCAGTCGTATGCTCCCAATACAAATCACGATGGTGTTACTGTATCAGGCATGTATACGGCGCAGGGTGAAAAACAATATGGTCATATGGCAACGATTGGTATCCCTGCGCACGAGTTAGGTCATTCCTTTGGTCTTCCAGATCTATATGGTGATAATAATCGTGTGGGTAGCCTAAGTATAATGGGTAATGGATCTTGGAATAATCTTCAAGGAGAAGATTATGGAGCTACACCCGGTCATATGGATGCTTGGTCAAAAGTAAAATTAGGATTTGTAACACCAAATGTAGTAAATACCACTAATAACTTTACTCTAAATGCGATTCCAAATAACTATAATGTGTTAAAGATTCCTTTAAAGGATAATACGTATTTTTTAGTTGAGAATCGCGCAAAGGTTGGGTATGATGCGAGCTTACCAACAAATTCTGGTGGTATTGCGGTTTGGCATATTGATGAATCCATGAATAATAATTCCAGTGATCCTCATCCCTTCATTGATATAGAGCAATCAGTCAGTGAATACCAAGACCCGTTCTATTACACGAATCAAAATCATGTTGCTTCCTTTGGTCCAGACACCAATCCGAATAGTAATACCTATACGGGAGAAAAATCAGGAGTAACGATTACAACTACAAGTACAAGTAATTCTGCTATGAATGTAGCAGTCACAACAAAAGAAGCTAGTTTAATTCCGCAAACAAACTGGACACTAAAATATGTAGATAGCTATAATTGGTACAATTTAGGTACGTATGCCTTTGATGGAAACAAAGACACATTTTGGCATACAAACTGGAGCCCCGTAGCTCCAATGCCGCACGAGATTCAAATTGATTTAGGTGCAACTTATAACCTCTCCAAATTCAGCTACTTGCCAAGGCAAGACGGCCAAATTAACGGAACGATTAAGGACTATGAGTTTTACGTCAGTAGTGATGGAGTAAACTGGGGAACAGCGGTATCCATAGGTGCTTTTGCAAACAATACTAACTTGAAAGAGGTCAGCTTTGCAAACAAGACAGGTCGTTATATTAAACTACGTGCATTAAGCGAGGTAAACAACAATCCATGGACAAGTGCCGCTGAAATTAATGTATTTGGAGTGGTTCAATAATATATTTGTGAGGTTATCTAATTAAATCATTGATACGCTAGTTCAAAAGGTTATCATCTGCTGAGGGTTCGCTCAGCATTTGATAACCTTTTTGTTCTATACTAGCCAATATGCAAAAGAAAAATATGGATTGATAAAATTCATATTTTTAGCTTGATAGCAATGTGGTGGTACTCCTTACAGTTACTCATAAATTTTGTACTATGTAACTCAAAAAAGAAAGTATTATAAATTCAATGATACCAAGGGATTCAGCGAAGGGGGCAGTTACACACAATATAAGATATGGGTAAGTGAGAATAAATGTTTTTAACAAGATTTACCTTAATGATAAAATAATAGATAAAGAGAGGGGGATTAGTTTATGGAAAGACACAGTGAATATAACAAGGAAGAAATCTCAAAAAATAACGATAGTGAACCTTTAAAGTTTGAGTTTGAAAAAGCAGCAGAGCAGCCTAAAACACGTGAACAATATATAGCTGAAATAATTGAAGTTGATAAGCGTGTAAGAGAAGCGGGGCGTAATATGGCTAAGACTATCCATACAGTAAATAAAGGAGTCAATGAAAGGCTGGAAATATTCAGCAAAACTTTAAATGCTTTGATACCAAAGGTAAACCAGTCGTTATTAACGATATCACAGACAATAATAAAAACATTAAATGATATTGATTGGGAAGCTGTTAATTACGATTTAGAAGAGAATGCTAAAGAAACAGATGCGATTTTACAACGTTTTGAAAAAGATTTTTGGTGTTTAGACATGGAAATGTATTGCGATTTAGAAGATGGACACATTTCTGTTGACCAAATATCTGGTTATGTTGAGGATAGAATTGAATTGTACATAGAAGAAATAGGAAAAGATCCTATATATGAACTGCATTCGACTCTTATAAAAGAAACATATGAGGCGTATAAAGCAGGATTGTATAAAATGTGTGCATTCCCACTACTAGCAACGTTCGAATACATAATCTTATCTTGGTACTCTGGGAATATAAAAGCTGATAGAGTATCTATGACAAAAACTAAAAAAGTCGAAAGATTATATGATCAAATAAAGCCAGAGAAATTTAGGGATGTAGACGAAGACTTAATGTTTAAAACATTTGCATTGTCTGTACTTAGAATGTTTAAAAAGTTATTTAAAACCCGTAAGAAAGGATTTAATCGACATTTAATAATGCATGGATTTCATGATTATGATTCACTTACCAAAACAGATATATTAAAATTATTCCAATTATTAAAGTCAGCAATTATTTTAAGGTTTTTTGATTTGGACAAGTTAAAAGTAGTGGCAGAGTCGTGACCGCTTTTTGGCAGGAAATGTGCCGGTTATTTTGAAAAAATCGTGTTATATTTGTATTGTGAGAAGTGGCGGAAAACATAACTCATGAAATTTCTTTATGTAATATTTTTTCTAAACGGCTTGTAATAACGGCATATAAAATCCGAAACCAGCAGATGGTACTGATTGAATGTTACCGTTAATAAGGAGAGCTTTTGCTCTTCTTCCAGTTACTTAATAATGTGCAAACAGATTTTTGTAACAACATTATGTAATTGGAAGAAGGGTAAAACTTCATTTACCGTATTCATAGTAATACATAAAATTTTGTGAAAGAGCAACTGATGCACGGTTGTTCTTTTATTATATTGATATATGATGAAAAACATTACCGAATACATTATGATTGATGTTGGAGGGATGTTTAAATGAACAATGAGGAAAAAGTTATTGAGCAAGTTAACCAACAAGATTTACAGACTACAGAGGAAGATAAAAATAAAGATGTTACAGATGTAGATATCTTTAAAGATTTAAAGAGAAGAGTGGATTTAACTAGAAGATCTAGAATAAAAGCTGCAGGTAGATTGAGAGAAAGGCATGAATTTTTTGAGAAGGTATCATATTTTTATTCTGTAGTAGTTTTAGCGTTATCTGTATGGTTTATTACTGGAAATAATGGCTCAACAAAAATTTTATTGATAGCGTCTTTATCGTTAACATTCTTTACTATGTTTTTAGGGGTCAAGAATTATAAAGAGCGTGCTAGTAATTTTGAAAGCAATTATCAGCAATTAAATGTGTTGTTAAATAAGTTACAACGATTAGAAGCTGAGTTAGATTCAATTAATCAGGACAAGTTAAAAGAACTTCATGGAGAGTTTGAAAAACTAATTTTAGAGAAGGAAAACCATATCAACATTGATTATATAACTTGTAATTCTGATCACGAATTAAAGTATCAAAATAAAATAATGATTTATAAATTGAAAGATGGTTTTATGAGATATACAGTACTTATTTTGCCATTGATAGTACTGATAATATCTTTGTATTTGAGTAAATGATAGTTGTTTTTTAGCATTCCGTATGGAGTGCTTTTTATTTTGGAGATTATAAAGGTGGTGTAAGTAATGGATGTATTATTACAAAACGTCAAATTTAAAAAGAAAATCGAATTGGTATTTCAAGAGAACCAGGTGATGAAAGAATCAATAAAAGAATTGACTAAAGCTATGGAAAGTTTAAAAGAAACAATTGATAAATTAAAAAGAGATTCAAGAGAAATTGTAAGTGAAGATAACATTTTAGAAACTCTTGAATATGCGATTGCTAGAGCAAGAGAGTTTGAATCAATGGAGGGTGAATAATGGGAGATATAGATGTTATAGGTAATAGAGAAGATAAAGAACGATGAAAGAATACAAGACCAAGCAACAGAAGCGTAAGTTCTATGACAGTGGTGAGTGGAAGAGTACACGTGAACAAGTAAAGAAGCGTGAAACAATGAGAAAAAGGATTGAAAAGGATTTAATAAATCAATTGAAAGAAAAAAAGATTGTAGGTAATCATTATGTTGACTTAATTCAAGATTATTTATCGCTGTGGGATTTAAAATGTATTCTTGTTGATGATATTGAAGAAACAGGAATAAAGGTATCCGGCATGCACGGTCCGAAATCCAACCCTTCTATTAATGATTTACATAAAACTAACGATCGGATGATAAAGATTTTAGATGCACTTGGATTAGAAGCATTGGCAGAAGAAACGAAAGTTCCTTCAAAACCTGTGCGCTCTGCTAGAGATTTAACATGATTCAAAATGAATATGTAACTAAATATATTGAAATGTATCGAGTGGGAAAAATTAAGCTAAATAAAGAGCGCATAATGCTAATTGATTACCTAGAGAAATACATTTTAATACGTGATGATCTGTATTTCGATAATGAAATGCATGATGATTATATAAAGTTTACAGAAAAATGGTATTTTGAATTACAAACATTTCAGAAGTTTTTAACCGCTTTTGTTTTTCTTTTTTATGAAGAAGACGATTCGGTTTTTTACGAGCAGTTTCTAATTATGATGGCTCGTGGTGGCGGTAAAAATGGTTTGATTTCATCATTATGTCATTTCTTTATTAGTCCACTACACGGGATAGAACGCTACAATGTTTCAATTGTGGCTAACAACGAGAAGCAAGCTAAAGTTTCTTTTCGTGAAGTCTATGATGCTATTAAAGGAAAAGAAATACTAGAAGATATGTTTTATCGAACTAAGGTAGAGATACTGAGTAACGATACTCAAAGCATTATGCAATATCATACATCTAATGCTGGTTCTAAGGATGGACTTCGTGACGGTTGTGTTATTTACGATGAAATACATCGATATGAAAACTTTGATGTAGTAAATGTATTCTCTAGTGGACTTGGAAAAGTGCCAAATGCTAGAGAATTTTTTATTGGTACAGATGGTTTTGTTCGCGATGGGTTCTTAGACAAGACGAGAGAGCGAGCGATGAATATTCTAAAAGGCAAAGATTTAGAAGACCATTGTTTCCCTTCATCTGCAAGATCGATAATCCAGAAGAAATTGATAATCCTGATGTGTGGGAAAAAGCAAATCCTATGTTCAGCGAGCCGAGAAGTTCTTACGCTAAACAATTATTTAAAAAGGTATTAACTCAATATAAACAATTAGAAAATAATCCTTCAAACCGTGAAGAATTTATAACAAAACGGATGAATTATCCCGAAACAGATTTAACAAAGTCTGTAGCTTCATGGGAAGAGATAATGCGTACTGGTTTTGAAGAAGATGGAGAAACGCGTTCGTTCATTATGCGGTTGACTGGAATGGAATAATCCAAATCGCAGATACAAAGTCCATTGCTTATGGTGGAGGTACTGCTGCTAATAAACGATTTGTACATGTAGAGTTATGCGAAACAGTGGACTATACAAAATTCAAACGCAGCTATGATAAATATGTTAAGTTACTAGCTAAAATCTTACGTGACCTTAGATTATCTGTAGAAAAAGGATTATGGACTCACTATGATGTAACGAAATACCTTGGTGGAACAGATTATGAAGATCCACTTGACTACTTAAAGTTTCATTTATTTTGTGCGGGCTGA